GGCACCCTGACGCAAGCCGGAGCGATGACCAACTCCGGCACGCTGACGAACAGCGGTACCATCGCCAACACCGGCGCGATTACCAACACCGGCACGATCACCAACTCCTCGGACGGCCAAATCCGCGAGGTCGTCCAAACCCTCGGGCCTGCCGGTGCGATCAATCCCTATGGCGTAACGGTCATCGGCACCACGGCTGGAGCTACCGCTTACACCCTCGTCAAACCACCGGCGGCTGGCGTGCGCAAAACTCTGGTATGCAGGCAGTCTACAGGGGCGTGCATAGTACGGTGCAGCAGCCTATGCACACTGAACTACGGCACGAGCCGCAAGATCACCTTCGGTTCCGCCGCCGATACGTATGTCGTGGAATTGATCGCCACCAGTGCTACGAATTGGTCGGCCATCCGCGGCTCCACGGCCTGGGGCACGACCATTGCCTTTGGAAGCACCTAACCACGAGGAGCAACGCGATGGCGATTTCGTTGCCCTTCGAGGCAGGACGCCGTATCGCCATCGTGGGAAAGGCGCCTAGTTCCTTGGGACTGGCGCCCTACCACGATGCGACTTGGCAAATCTGGACACTCTCGGACCTCGTGCTTTGCAAGCAGGCCCCGAGGTACGACGTGCAATTCGAGTTGCATGACTGGGAACTGGTCAAGCAGCGTGGGCCATACTATGAGTGGCTTTGCAACGCACAGCACAAGCCGTTGTGCGTACAGAAGCCGCAGCCGGAACTTACATGCCCAGGTGTGTTTACCTATCCGCTGGCGGAGATCGTAGAACAGTACGGCGGCTACTTTACCAACACTGTGAGCTACCTGATCGCCCTGGCGATTGCCACCGGCCCCGACGAGATCGGCGTATGGGGCGTGGATATGGCCCAAAGCGACGAGTACCGTGCCCAGCGGCCAAGCTGTGAGTATTTCCTTGGCATGGCCGTAGGCCGCGGAATCAAGATCACCGTGCCCGCGCAGTGCGACCTTCTGAAGACGGCCGGGCTGTACGGCTTTGATCCGAAGGTGTCAGACTTGTGCGCCAAGCTCAAGGCACGGTCGCAAGAGTTAGCTCACCGGATTGCCGAATGCAATCAGCTTGCCGAGGCCAAGGCCCACGAGGCGGCGTTCCTTGCGGGTGCTAAAGATAACAACGATCTTTACATGAGCCAGTGGGGCTACGGCACGGGGATGGACTAATGGAACTCAAAACCATTACCGCTGCAACAACCACGCCTATCAGCTTGGAAGAGGCGAAGGATCACCTCTATCTGACCGCCACCGACCGGGATGCAGACGTGGTGCGGAAGATTCGCGAGGCCACTGACTATTGTGAGCGGCGCGTACCTGGCGGCCGGCAGTTTATGACAGCGGTATACGAAGCGGTCCTGCCTGACTTCCCAGACGACAGCTACGATGCCGAGATGCGGATCACGCTGCCATGTCCGCCGCTGCAAAAGGTAAACTTTATCAAGTACCGCGCGGCCAGCGATGGCACGCTTACCACCTACGGCACGACGGGCGGCAGCACGGGCAGCACGGGCTACTATAACACCGTAAAGCCGACCCACGATCCTGGCTTTGTGGTGCCTGCCTACTCGAAGACGTGGCCTTCAGTTCGTTCGCAACCGGACGCAGTAACCGTGCGATTTACAGCCGGCTACACGTCTGGGAGTTGCGTGCCTGGAACGATCAAGAGTGCCGTCAAGCTCAAGCTCGAACAGCTCTTCGATCCCGACCGCGTGGACGAGCAGAAGATGGACCGCGCCATAGACGCCTTACTGAGGAGCAATGGCTATGGTGCGTACTAAGACCGGCGGCCGGATTCGCAATTTCAGCACACGTCTCCAGGTGCAAGCCCTGGCAGGCAGCACCGCGGCCGATTCACGGGGTAACACCGCCAAGGCGTTTGCCACGATAGACGAGGTGTATGCTTCCGTTTCCCCGCTGTCTGGCCGAGAGTTGAACAACGCTCGCCATATTTCGGCAACGGTAACGCATAGCGTAGAGATGCACCGCAACAGCAACGTGACGCCGCGAGTCAAGCTATACGACGGCAACGCCCTTGCTTACTACAACGTGGAACGTGTGCTTGACGACGGACGCTATATGAGCCTTCTGGTTCAGGAGGTGGTGTAGTGGGTTACACAAACCAGGGATTCGAGATCAAAATCCAAGGGCTCGAACAGCTTCGCAAAAAGCTGGACGTGCTCGGCAAAACCGGCGTGAAGCGGGCCATGCGGCCGGCGCTGCGAGCAGGTCAAAAGGTCATAACGAAAGCCGCACAGGCTGCCGCGCCCGTTCGAACAGGGCTCGTCCAGCGGAACATCAAGACCCGTGCCATACGGCGATCCCGGAAACACTTTGGTATGCGTACCGTACTAGGGGAAGGGTTCTATAAGGGAAAGACGTTCTACGGCGCATTCCAGGAATTTGGATGGAAGACCGGATCTCGCAAACATGATCCTTCGGCGGTGTCTAATCGTTACGTCCGATCATTGCAGCGACGCCAGATTCCCGGAAAACATTTTATGGAAAAGGCCGCGAAAGCGAACGCGCGCGCGGTCGGCGACCTGATCGTCAATCTGGCGGCACCGGACATCGAAGCGGAGGCGGCAAAACGTGGCTGACCTGGCCGAAAACCTGCGCACAGTGATTATTGGCTCGACGGCCATCGCAGCCGAGTGCATTGGCATTACCGCGCCTTATGCCGTGATTCAGGGATGGGAGCCGCAAGAAGATACGCTTCCTCGCATGCACTTCGCCCGCAGTTCCTTTAGCGAGGAAGTGGACCTGAACGCGGAAGGCGGTCTGACTGAACAGCAGTTCGACCTGGAAGTGATTTCAGACGACCTGGACGAGGCCCAGGACATAGCCCACGTTACGCGCAAGTTTCTCAACGGCAAGCGCGGCACGTTCGGCACGCAGACCGTGCAAGGCGTGTTTGTCGAGGACCACAATGACGACTACATCCCGAAGGGTGTGGCAAGCGAGGAAGCATATCACGTCGCGGCGTTGGCCGTGACCATTTGGCACGCAAGTACATAGGAGGATTGAATTATGGCGGCACCCCGCAAAATGATCGGACTCGGTTGCACGCTGGGTATGGCGGCGACAAGCACCACGCCAGCGAGCTATGACACATTGGCCGGGCTGATTTCGTTTTCCGGCCCGGCGGCCACGGCGGATGACGTGGATACAAGCACGTTGGATAACAGCACCAGCATCACCAGCGGCGCATGGAAGACGTTCCAGCGAGGGCAGGTGGACCCCGGTGAAGTTTCGGCAACACTCAGCTATTCGTCCACGGAATCCGTAAACAAGAAACTTGGTACGGCGTTCAAGGCCGGAACGGTACGCAAATGGAAGGTTGCCTTTCCAACAACTTCCGTATCTGCGGAAACATTCAACGGCTATATCAAGAGCATGGGACGCGAGATCGGTGGGGCTGGCTCGATGATTCAACGTAGCATTACGATCAAGGTCACCGACAACCCCGGCTTCCCTTCAACCTAACAGCGGAGCGTGATGGCGATGCGTGTATTAGACGTTGACGAGTTCCTGGATACAGCGGACCTGGATATTGTGCCTGTGCCGCTTCCCGGCAAGTACGGAAAAGATGCCGGGTTTTGTGTGAGAAGCCTGGATGGTGATGCGCGGAGTGCGATTGAAAAACAGTTCGCCAAGAGTGACCCGGCTGGCGACCCGCGCAATTTCCGGGCAAGCATCCTGATTCGTTGCGTATGCCAGGAGGATGGTTCGCCGGTGTTCACTGAGGAGCACCGCGACCGCTTGATGAAGAAGGCGGCCGGCACGCTGGAAACCCTGTTTAGTGCGGCCTGTCGCGTGAACGGGTTTACCAAGAGCGATGTAGAGGAACTTGAAAAAAACTGAGGGGCAGGCCGGAGCAATGCCTCCTGTTTCGGCTATGCGTGGCAGGTGTGGGAGGCGCGGCGCACCCCGACGAACTACGGAAGCGACTCAACAGCCGGCAGATTGCGGAGTGGATCGCGTATGCGAGCATCGAGCCATTTGGCGCGCAGCATGACGAGGTGTTGCACGGCATCCGCTGCTTGCTGTTTGCGTCCGCGAATCGTGCGGAGAATAGTTCCGAGCCGAGCCTATACGACTTCTGCCCCAGCATCGACGAGCCTGAAATGACGCCTGAGGAAATCCTGCGAAACGTGCGAGCCTGGAAGGAGTGGGTGAACTAATGGCCGTAGTCGCAACGCTGAACATTCTGACGAAGGTGAGCACGGATGGTTTAACGGCCGGGTTTAGTAAGGCGTCCTCCAGCGTGCAGCAGTTCGGAGATAAGGTCTTGGGGCTGGGTGGCGTGCTGAAGGGTATGGCGGCTTACTTCTCCGCGCGTGCGCTGACAAATTGGATCGGCGGCAGCATGAAGGCTATTGACGAAGCCGCCCGGATGGCAAACGTGCTCGGCATGAGCACAGAGGCGTTCACTGGCCTGCAAGACGGCATGGAGGATGCGGGCGTCGGTATAGAGGCATTCGAGAAGGCCATAAAAAACATGCGGCAGGCGATGGCCGGCGCTGCGGGCGGCGAGAAGGCTGCTGCCCAAGCCTTTGCATCCCTGGGCATCAATGTTCAAGACATCTTGAACATGCCAGCCGACGAGCAATTGTCTCGGATCGCCGATGCCTTCCGCGCTGTCGGTGTCAACGTGCATAGCACGGATGCGGCGTTGCAAATCTTTGGAAGCCGGGCCGGCATGAATCTGTTGCCGATTCTCGGGCAAGGCTCGCAGGCGTTGCAAAAGTTCAAGGACGACGCCAAGGCGGCCGGGCTGGTGATTAGCGATTTCGATGCCGCGCAAGTGCGGCAGGCGAACCTCGCGATGAAAGACATTAAGGATGCGTTTACGGGAATCGCAAACACGATTGCCATTCAAATCAGCCCGCACCTGACGGCCATTTCCAAGCAGTTCATAAACGCCGGAGAGGCTGGCGCCAATGCTGGAAAGGCAGTGACGAAATCATTCGGCGGTTTGGACGATGTAATGAAGGTGCTGATTGGCGGGTTGCAATTTCTAGACAAAACGTTTATGAAACTCCAGCAAGTTCCGCTGGGGCTGCAAATGAGCTATGCCAACCTCACAGGCAACAAAGACTTGATGGATGAGGCGGCCGCACGCGTGAGGGAACTCGAGGGCAAGATCAAAAACAACGAAGGAAGCAACTGGGTGGCCGACTTCGAAAAGGAACTCGACAAGGCACGGCAAGCGGCCAAGGATGCATTAGCCAATCAGATCAAGCCCACTGACGCGCTGGCGAATACGCAATTCAATAAACTCGAACCAGCCGCCGCAATGATGCGTGGCAGCAAGGAAGCCTACTCGGCCAGCCTGAAGGCCGACCGCATGATGAAGGCCGCGGCCGACGTTCAGGTAGCGGAACTGAAAAAAGTCAACAAACACCTCGGCGACGTCGACCCGATCTTGCGCGACATCCGCGCCGGCGTTCGCGATAAGTGGGGCATCGTAATCAAACCGGCGGAACTATGAGCGTAGACAGCACGCAAAGCGGCGAGCGCATCGGCCGGCGCCGAGCCTCGCAAAACGAGAAGGGCGAAAAGGAATACTGGCGGACGTTCTATGTCCGTTGCACCACGCCCACCGACGGCGCTAACGACGTGCTGTTGTGGTCTGGCCTGCCGCGGATGTTCGACGAGTACCGTCTGCCCAACGGTGAATATAACATCGCAGTGTGGGTCACCGGCCGCGAGCCGCAGCAGATCGGGCCGCAGGACTGGGAAGTGGAAATTCACTACTCCCGACCGAACAAGGACAAGGAAAACAAAAACGAGAACGAGAAGGATAAGGACAACTCGACGAACCCAGAGGACTGGACGGTCAAGGTGTCCGTATCGTGGGAACAATTCCAGGTGGTATGCACCGGGGCCTTTGTGAATCCTGACGCGGCCGGAAACGGTGCGTTCATACAATTCGACAAGGGCGTGCTGAACTCGGCCGGCGAAGCGTTCGACCCGCCGATTATGAAGGACTGCTGTCGGCCCATTGTGATTATCGAGGATGCCGTCAAGGTCTTCGACCTGACGCAGGCCAAGAAGTTCGGCAACGCCGTCAATATCCAACCGTTCTGGGGCGGTGCAGCCAAGCAATGGAAGTGTGCCGGCATCTCCACGCCGGGCCTTGCCAGTCGCGTAATCCAGGAGGTGCGCGTTACGTACTATCCGCGCGTGACTGAGTTGCACTTCAACGCCGAAACGTGGGATTTACAGGTGCTCGACATCGGCACGTTTTACTGGTCGGGAGGCGCGATCGGCGCAGGCGTCAAGACCGCATTCAAGACCGCAGACGGACAGCCGTTCCTGGGCAAGCTGGATGGGAACGGCGGCGCGCTGGCCGCTGCCGCCGCCGACAAGTTTATCACGTTCTCCGTGCAGCCCACAATGAATTTCGATGACCTCAAATTACCAGCCAATCCATTCAAGTAGGAGGCGATATGGCAAATGAAATCAGTATGACGGTGCAACTAACCAACGAAAATGGCTTCGTCAAAAGCACGTTCTACCCTGGCGCGGTGAGCATCACGCAATCCGCGGCCGGCGTGCATGCACCGACGGTCAACGTGCAATCCACGGGTACGCTGCTAAGCAAGGGCGACTTGACGAGCTACGGCGTGATGGTGGGCCGAAACCTGGACGCGACGAAGTCTATCAGCATCGGCCCCACCACCGGCGCGGCAAGCGTTTACAAGCCCATGCTTCAGGTCCGGGCCGGCGAGACGTTCGGTTGCCGCATCAAGCCGGGCGTGACACTGGCGGCTATCAGCACGGCCGGCGATGCCAGGCTCATGCTGCAAATCTATGAAGACTAACGCATGGCAACTGAAGGCTACTATTTGACAGAACGCGACGTGCGCCGCTTGCGTGGCGTGCTTGATTGGCTGGACGCCAATGGAGGCTCGCTGGGCTGGACGCACAGGCGGTGGACGCGATCACCGATGGCGAGCTATGGCGGTTTTCACGGCGTGGCCGCCACGGTCGGCACCAGCACCGGCTGGCGGAGCGTGACTGTGGCTAGTACGGCGGCGAACTACGTCTGCTCTAATTCGACGGCCGACGTTATACCCAACTCCACGGCTGGCAAGATTACGCTGACGCATAAGGGCGTATATCGGGTGCGCGGGGAACTGAGTGCGGACCTGACCACGATCCCCAGCAGCATACACGGGTGGACGTTTTTCAAGCCAATGTCAGTGCGACTGGCAAATCAGGGATCGAGCCAACTGGGCGAGAAATTCGATTCGCACGTTGCGACTTCGTCTAACATCAAGTACGCGGGGTATGCTGGGGCGACGGCTTACGTGGAGAGTACCGGCGGGACTCAGGTATACACCCAAGTGCGCGGGCCGGTGACGGCGACTCACTTATCTTTGTTGGCAGAGCGGGTGTGAGTCTTTACATGTCGTATTTATAGAATTGCACGTCTTCGTGCATCTCTTGTTTCGATGCCTCGTCACTGGCGGCATTGAGTTTTGCGCTCACTTCCGCCGTTGTTGCTTTTGTTCCCGCAACAACTTCCGTAGTCTTTCGCTCCGCCCACCTGCACGGGCACATCCATAGGACCACGCCTGCGATAATCACTCCGCCCGCCACGCCGGCCACAATCACGAATACCGAACGCATCGCTTTTCTCCTTTCGCCCTCCATCATAAGCCGGGCGGGAAGCGGCGGCTAGAGGGAATCTTGAAAACAGCCCGAAAAGGGCAGGGTAGGGGGTGGGGAAAAAACCTATCGGGTGATAACTTTTGCGCAAAAATTGGCATCAGGGGAAAAGTCGTATTGACACAGGTTAACAAATCCTTATAATCACGGGAACATGCGAGCAAATGGTGAACAATTAATGACGATTCCCACGGCGGCAAAGCTCCTGAAAATGAGCCGACAGCGGCTTTGGGTACTTGTGCGCGAGGGTCGAATTCCACACGAAGACATAGGCCACAGGATGGCGATTCTGAGGGCCGGCGACGTGAAGCGATTAGGAAAAGAACTGGGCCGAAAACTCTAGAAACGGATTT